TCATTCAGACAGGAGTTCATGGCTTCCTTTGAGGCAAATGATAGTGAACTCTTTAAGGAAGAAAACGTCAAGTTTAGTGAGGAAGAACCTTCAGATGGTGAGTATTACATTGCTGTCGATTTGGCAGGTTTTGCTGAAGTTTCTAAGGTCACAACCAAAACCAAAAGGCTTGACCAAACGGCAATTTCTGTGGTTAAGGCAGGTACGGAAGGATGGTGGGTTGCTAATATCATACATGGGCGGTGGGGTGTTGAAGAGACCGCCAGACGTATCTTTGAAGCAGTCAGAGACTACCGACCAGTAGCTGTAGGTATTGAGAAGGGTGCGCTTAAGAATGCAGTGTTTCCTTACTTAAATAACGAGATGAAAAAGAACCAAAGGTTTTTCAGGATTGAAGAACTAACTCATGGTAATAAAAAGAAAATAGATCGTATAGTTTGGGCATTGCAAGGTCGATTTGAACACGGCAGTATATTACTAAACAAAGGTAAATGGAACAGTCAGTTTCTTGATGAGTTGTTTCAATTCCCCAACCCATTAGTCCATGATGACTTAATAGACTCATTAGCATATATAGATCAGTTAGCAAAAGTATCCTATGCTTATGACTATGAGGATGAGGGCTACGAATACTTAGATAAATACGCAGGGTATTAACTATGTTAGAAGATAAAGAAAGTTTCTCTATAGAGCAAGACCTAGAAGGTTGGGTGATGGACAAATGTGATAATTGGAGAGATCATTATGAAGCCAATTATTCCGATAAGTTTGAAGAGTATTACAGGTTATGGAGAGGACAGTGGTCTTCCCAAGACCGAACAAGAGAATCCGAAAGGTCTAAGATTATTTCCCCTGCACTGCAACAGGCAGTTGAGTCCTCCGTAGCGGAACTAGAGGAAGCTACCTTTGGCCGTGGTAAATGGTTTGATATACGTGATGATATACACGATCAACAAAGTGCTGACATTGCAATGTTACGTACACACCTTGATGAAGACTTTAAAAAGAACAAAGTACGTAAGGGTGTCGCTGAGTGCTTAATTAATGCCGCTGTGTTTGGTACTGGTATTGCAGAGATTGTCCTAGAGGAAGAAAAGGAAATGGCTCCTGCATCTCAGCCAATGATGGGTGGTGAGTTACAGGCAGTAGGTGTTACCATTAAAGATCGTACTTGTGTTAAGCTACGTCCTGTAATGCCACAAAACTTCCTAATAGACCCTGTAGCAACAGACATTGATTCAGCTTTAGGTTGTGCTGTTGATGAGTTTGTCTCTAGCCACCTAGTAGAGCAACTACAGGAAAAGGGTGTTTATCGTGATGAGCCTATCAGTCAAGCACAGACTGACTTTAATTTAGAACCAGATCAAGACCTAACTTCATTTTCTGAGGACAAAGTACGTCTAACTAAGTATTATGGTTTAGTCCCTGCTCATTTACTTAAGAAAGCTGAAGAGTCAGGACTAGAAGAAGATGAAGAGATTGAAGACATAGAAGTTTCTCTTATGGATAATGAAGAGGGAGATGAGGATGATTCCTACTATGTAGAGGCTATGGTTGTTATTGCTAACAGCGGTGTGCTTCTTAAAGCGGAAAGAAACCCTTACATGATGCAGGATCGTCCTGTTGTTGCATTCCCTTGGGATGTCGTTCCTAGCCGTTTCTGGGGTAGAGGGGTATGTGAGAAAGGGTATAACTCACAAAAGGCTTTAGACACAGAACTACGCGCTAGAATTGATGCTCTATCCCTTACTATACACCCTATGCTTGCAATGGATGCCTCACGTATGCCTAGAGGCTCTAAGCCCAGTATACAGCCTGGAAAAGTTATATTAACCAATGGCGATCCTCGTGAAGTCCTACAGCCGTTTAACTTTGGTAATGTTAATCAAATTACCTTTGCACAGGCTCAAGCACTTCAAACTATGGTACAGACAGCCACAGGCGCTATTGATTCAGCAGGTATTGCAGGATCAGTCAACGGTGAGTCAACTGCCGCAGGTGTTTCTATGTCCCTTGGTGCTATTATCAAGCGACACAAGCGTACATTAATAAACTTCCAAGAATCATTCCTTATTCCTTTTGTAACAAAGTCCGCTTGGCGTTATATGCAGTTTGAGCCTGAAATGTACCCAGTAGCTGACTATAAGTTCCACACATCTAGTTCTTTAGGTATCATTGCTCGTGAGTACGAAGTTACACAGCTTGTACAGTTACTACAAACTATGTCTCCTGATACACCTATGTATCCTAAACTAGTCACTTCTATCATTGACAATATGAACCTAGCTAATCGTGAAGAACTTATTGCTTTACTTGATCAAGCTAATCAGCCTAATCCTGAAGCACAGCAAGCACAACAACAGGCACAACAAGCTGAGTTAGCTTTCCAAGCGGCACAAACAGCGGCACTCAACGGACAAGCACAAGAGTCTCAGTCTAGGGCGCAGAAGATGGCAATGGAAACTCAGGTTATTCCTCAAGAGTTGGAGATTGACAGAATTAAAGCTGTCACTACTAATATTCATGCAGGAGATCAGGATGATAAAGAGTTTAAGAAACGTCTTGAAATATCCAAACAACTCTTGAAGGAACGAGAGGTAGCTATTAAAGAGAGGACTAACTAATGGCTAAAGATTCTAGGTTAGAAAGAGCAGGAGTCAGCGGTTATAATAAACCCAAGCGTACTCCTAATCACCCAACTAAATCTCATGTAGTTGTAGCAAAGTCAGGTGATCAAATAAAGACTATTCGTTATGGTCAACAAGGTGTCTCTGGTGCAGGATCAAACCCTAAGACTGCATCGGAAAAAGCAAGACGTAAATCTTTTAAAGCAAGACACGCTAAGAACATCGCTAAAGGTAAAATGTCTGCGGCATATTGGGCAAACAAATCAAAATGGTAATAGGAGGCATTTATGCCACAAGGTAAAGGTACATACGGTAGTAAAGTTGGAAGACCACCTGCTAAGAAAAAGAAACCAGTAGCTAAACGTGCAAGATCAATGCCACTAACCAAGAAGCAATCTGAAGCCGCTATACAAGCTTTGAGAGATGAAGCAGGGGCAAAAGCTTACCGAAAAAAACAAGCGGCTAAAAAGAAAAGTAAAAAATGAATGGTCAAACACACGGAGGCAAAGGTAGCACACAACGCCCTACGGATAAAAAGAAGTTTGACCAGAACTTTGATACAATCTTCAATGTAAAAAAAGATAAGAAAAAAGAAAATAAAGCTTGACTTTGAGTTAAAAACATGGTATAATAGATATGTACATTAACTTAAATTGCTGTCCATAAAGGAGAAACAGTATGGCTGACCCAAAACTAGAATTATATTATCGTAACTTTAGAGAAGTGTTCCGTTCAGAAGGTTGGAAACAACTGATGGAAGATTTAAAAAACAACGCGGTAATTATTAATTCTGTAGAAGTCACTAAAGACTTAGAAGATTTGTGTTTCCGTAAAGGTCAATTATCTATAATAGCTAACCTACTTAACTTAGAGGCTCAAATAGATATAGCGGAAGAGCAAGCAAATGAAGAGGAACTTGAAGAAAACGAAGAGGCCGCCTAAGTGGCCTTATTGTTTGACTTCCAATGTTCTGAAGGACACACTACTGAAAGCTTACGGTCTTCCGATACTAAGTTTATTGTTTGTCCTTCATGCGGTAAGACTGCAAAAAAAATTGTATCTCCTATTCGTGTTCATATTGACCCTATCAATGGATCATCATGGAAAGCCTCAAGGAAATGGGCTAAACAGCGCGAACAGAGGATACAACAAGAGCGTAAGGAAAACTCCTAACCGAACCCTTACATACAATACACCTCCATAATGAGAAATCACGGAGTTTGATAATGGCTACACTTATAGACGAGCGTCCTGAGAATGATGATAATGAAGAAATCACCAATCTTAATGAACTAGAACAACAAACTAAAACTGAAGAACCTGAAGAGGCAACCCAACAGTTTACAAGTGAACAAGCAGAAGAAGAAATCCCTGAGAAGTACAAAGGAAAAAGTACGGCTGACATTGTAAGGATGCATCAAGAGGCTGAGAAGTTATTAGGCCGACAGAGTTCAGAAGTAGGGGAACTGCGACACGTTGTTGACAGTTACATTCAGACACAACTCGACACCACGCAACAAAATCAACAACCTGAAGAAGAAATAGATTTTTTCTCTGATCCAGATAAAGCAGTAGATAAAGCTATTAAGAATCATCCTTCTATTAGACAAGCTGAAGCTGTTACTCAGCAGTATAGACAAGCAACAGCAAAGAATCTTTTACAAGAACGTCATCCAGACATGGGTAACATCTTGCAAGATGCTAAGTTTACTAAATGGATAAAAGGATCAAAGATTCGGACACAGCTTTTTATACAGGCAGATCAACATTATGATCACGAAGCCGCTGATGAACTTTTCACTAACTGGAAGGAACGTCAACAAACAGTAGATCAAACTGTGGTAAATGAGAAAGCGAGTAGAAAACAAGCCGTGAAAAAAGCATCCACAGGTGGGGCTAAAGGAAGCGGTGAAGCGTCCTCTCGTAAAGTCTATAGGCGTTCAGACATTATTAAACTTATGCAGGACGATCCTGACCGATATATGTCTTTGTCTGATGAAATCATGCAAGCGTATCAAGAAGGGAGAGTCCGTAACTAATCTTATTATAGGACTTTTATCATGGCTACATCAGTATATCCCGCAATGGGAGGAGCAGTAGATAACACTTCTGCCGCTAAATTCATTCCAGAAATCTGGAGTGACGAAGTAATTGCCGCATACAAGACTAATCTTGTTTTGGCTAACCTTGTAAAGAAAATGAGCATGACAGGCAAGAAAGGTGATACCATTCACGTTCCTAAGCCTACTCGTGGTTCAGCACACGCTAAGGTCGCAGAGACCGCAGTAACTATCCAGAACTCTGTTGAGTCAGAAGTTTTGATTAACATTAACAAGCACTTTGAATTTTCTCGTTTGATTGAGGACATTACCGAAGTACAGGCTCTAGCTTCTCTACGTCAGTTCTATACTGGTGATGCAGGTTATGGTCTAGCAAAGCAGGTTGATGATGATCTGTTTACTCTGGGTAAGTCTTTTGGAAACGGTAACGGTTCTTCATGGGTACACAACGCGGCATTCCAGATTACATCCGCAGGTGCTTTGGAAGCATTTGATGCTGACGGAGCCGCTGACGTTAAGGATTTCACTGACGGTGCTTTCCGTTCTTTGATTCAAAAGATGGATGATGCAGACGTACCAATGGACGGACGTAGCTTTATTGTTCCTCCTTCACTACGTAACGCTATCATGGGTATTGATCGCTACACTTCTACTGACTTTGTTAATGGCAAAGGCGTAGAGACTGGCAAGATTGGTAATCTTTATGGCGTTGATGTGTTTGTATCTACTAACGTACCTGTCATTGACACGACTGGCGGTGCTTCTATCCGTGGCGCACAGTTGATCCACAAGGACACTAATGTTCTTGCAGAGCAACAGGCTGTTCGTTCACAAACTCAATACAAGCAGGAGTTCTTGGGAACTCTATACACTGCTGATACGCTTTACGGTTGTCAAGTAATGCGTCCTGAAGCAGGATTCGTACTAGCTGTTCAATAAGCTAATACACTTAAGGGGATTCTTAGGAGTCCCCTTTCCCTTTTTCCTTTTTGTTTGTTTTCGTAGGAGTTATTAATGGCTATATTTAGAGGCGATGGTGGTTCTGGTGATTCCAACACAGACGCTACTATTCTCGCTGTAACAGAGCAAGCCGCGATAGCTACTACTAAAGCAAGTGAATCAGCGGCAAGTGCTGTAAGCGCAAGTGAGTCAGCAACACAAGCGGCTACTAGTGCGTCTACTGCAACTACTAAAGCAACCGAAGCAAACACAAGTGCAACAGCCAGTGCTACCTCTGCAACCGCAAGTGCGGCCAGTGCAACAACTAGCGCATCTAGTGCAACAGCGGCTACTACAGCTAAGACAGCGGCTGAGACTGCTAAGACTGCCGCAGAAACAGCAGAAACAAACGCAGAGACTGCTGAAACAAATGCAGAGACTGCTGAAACAAATGCGGCTTCCAGTGCAACCAGTGCTACAGCTTCAGCATCTACGGCTACAACTAAAGCATCTGAGGCAAGCACAAGCGCATCCACTGCAAGTACAAAGGCATCGGAAGCAAACACTTCCGCTACTAATGCCGCTACAAGTGCATCAGCTTCCGCATCCAGTGCTACTTCCAGTGCATCTAGTGCGACAGCTAGTGCGGCCAGTGCAACATCTGCATCATCTGCTCAGACTGCGGCAGAGACCGCTGAAACTAATGCGGAAACTGCGGAGACTAATGCCGCATCTAGCGCAACTAGTGCTTCAGCATCAGCTACTACAGCTACAACTAAAGCATCGGAAGCAAGCACAAGTGCATCCACGGCTACAACTAAAGCATCTGAGGCAAGCACAAGTGCCTCCACAGCCACTACTAAGGCATCTGAGGCAAGCACATCAGCTACTAATGCGGCTACTAGCGCAACAGCGGCTACTACAGCTAAAACCAATGCTGAGACCGCTGAGACCAACGCAGAGACAGCGGAGACTAATGCTTCTAACAGTGCGACCAGTGCGGCTACAAGTGCTACTAATGCCGCTACGAGTGCGTCTAATGCCGCAAGCACATTAGCATCAGCGGCTCTAAAGGCTAACAACCTGTCCGACTTAGCTAG